TTATTAGGCTCAGTTGGTGGATTAGCAACATCTTGGATAGATGGCAAAACTGCTGTTCAAAAAGCTGAAGCACAGATACGCATGAAAGAAGCAACAGGTGAAATTGATTGGGAGCTTGCTGCTATACGTGCTACACAAAGCAGTTGGAAAGACGAATGGCTAACAATTTTGTTCTCTCTCCCGCTGATTCTATGTTTCTGTGGTGATTGGGGAAGACAGATCGTGACTGATGGGTTTATTGCATTGCAGAATATGCCGGATTGGTATCAGATAAGTTTAGGGGCGATTGTGGCCGCATCGTTTGGGATTCGATCTGTCAGTAAGTTTTTTGGAATGAAGAAAAGGTGATACATATAAGATACATCCAAAATTATATAGGTGACAGGAGATATCCATTAGACAGTTTAAGATATAAGAGTGACTACCTTAGAAGAAAAGAGATGAGAAATGAGTTATACATTAAGTACAAGAAGTTTAGAGAGATTGAACGGCGTAAACGAATCATTAGTGAATATCGTAAAAGCCGCAATAAAAAAGACAAAAATTGATTTTGGAGTCACCTGCGGTTTGCGGACGAAAAGTGAGCAAGCTGAGTTGGTCAAAAAGGGTGCGTCACAAACAATGAACTCCCGCCATTTGCCACAAGAGTCTACAGGCACAAGTCATGCAGTCGATCTAGTCGCTTATATTTCGGGACGTGTGTCGTGGGAGTTGAATCTTTATGATGATATTGCTGACGCTATGAAAGATGCAGCAATTAAAGAGGGTAAACTTATTCGATGGGGAGCAGCATGGCATAAACCTTTAAATGAATGGGATGGTAGTGCTGAAGATTTGATGAATCAGTATATTGATTTACGCCGGTCAGAGGGCAGACGGCCGTTCATAGATGCCCCACATTTTGAGTTAATCTGATGTGGATGTCTATTATGATACTGTGTGCTAGTATGAATGCACAGTCTTGTATGGTAATAACAGGTAATGAGTTACATACAAGTAAAGAGAAGTGTTTTGAAAGTGCTATTAAAAAAGCAAATAAGGCTGTTACATATCCACAGGTGCATCAAGCAAAACCATTTTGTCAGGTAATACCGGGAACAGAAAAACCAAAAGATGAGGTAGAAATATAATGCCAAGAGAGTTGACACAAAAGCAAAGATTGTTTTTAGATGTTTTGTTTGACAAAGCACAAGGCAGTATTGCTCAAGCTAAAAAATTAGCAGGCTATTCAGATGGTACATCATCGTCTGAAGTTGTTCGCAGTTTAAAAGATGAGATCAATGAAGCGACTAGAGAATACTTAGCTCGTGTTGCTCCTAAAGCTGCATTTTCAATGGCTAATGTTTTAGATGATCCTACAGAATTAGGTATTAAAGAAAAGATGGTAGCAGCTAAAGATCTATTAGATAGAACAGGTCATGCTAAAACTGAAAAGATGGAAGTAACTTCATCTACAGGTTTGTTTATATTACCACCTAAAGACTCCGATGCAACGACAACGTAATTATAAAAAAGAATATAAACAATATCATGCTACTCCTTTAGAAAAAAAGAAAAGAGCATCTCGTAATAAAGCTCGTAATGCAGCTGAAAAAGCAGGGTTAGTAAAAAAAGGTAGTAGCAAACAAGTACATCACAAGAATATGAACCCTCTTGATAATTCATCTAAGAATTTAACTATTATTGAGGGTAGAAGAAATGCTAGAATGCAACCAAAAACAAAACGTAAAAGAAGAAGATGAAAACAGAAAGTATAGGTTATTGGGATTTACCACAGCCTGATATAAAAGGTTACACAAATCAATGGCTACCTATTCCTAAAATGGCAAGAACAATACCATTTGGGTATGTAGAAGATCCTGAAGATCCTAATATTCTTAGACCTATTAAAAGCGAGTTGGACGCATTAGAAAAAGCTAAAAAATATTTAGGACAGTATAGCTATAGAGAAATATCAAATTGGTTATCAAAACAAACAGGCAGATATATATCTCATGTAGGGTTAAGAAAACGAGTACAAGATGAACGAAGACGTAAGAAAACAGCTTCAATTAAACGTCAGTATGCCAAAAGGTACGAAGAAGTCATCAAGGCGGCAGAAAAAATTGAAACCGAAAGAGTCGGTGCAAGTAAAGCCACAGATTGAAAAAGTACAAGTTCCTGAAATAAAGTCTGATCCATATGAGGGTAGAAAGGTTATATTTGAGCCTAATCCCGGTCCACAGACAGAGTTTCTAGCATCTAGTGAAAGAGAAGTTTTATATGGCGGTTCTGCAGGAGGCGGGAAGTCGTATGCAATGTTGGCTGATCCATTACGTTATATTATGCATCCTCAGTTTTCAGGATTGTTAGTTAGACATACAACTGAAGAATTAAGAGAACTAGTTTGGAAATCACAAGAACTGTATCCGAAAGTTATACCTAATATAAAATGGTCAGAACGAAAGATGCAATGGGTAGCTCCATCAGGGGGCAGATTATGGTTTTCATATTTAGACAGAGAAGAAGATGTATTAAGATATCAAGGTTTAGCATTTAGTTGGATTGGATTTGATGAGCTTACACAATGGTCTACACCTTTCGCATGGAATTATTTACGTTCACGTTTACGTACTGCTAGTCCTGACTTGCCTATCTTTATGAGAGCCACTACAAATCCAGGTGGTATAGGACATCAATGGGTCAAGAAAATGTTTATTGATCCATCTCCATATAATAAGTCGTTTTGGGCAACAGATATAGAAACAGGTGATAAACTTTCGTATCCTAAAGGACACAGTAAAGAGGGTCAACCATTATTTAAACGTAGATTTATACCAGCTAGATTATTTGATAATCCCTATTTAGCTGAATCAGGTGAATATGAAACAATGCTATTGTCTTTACCTGAACATCAAAGAAAACAATTACTAGAGGGAGATTGGGATGTTAGCGAGGGTTCAGCCTTTTCCGAATTTAATAGAGATATTCATGTCATTGATCCATTCTCTATACCGAAAAGTTGGAAAAGATTTAGGGCATGTGACTATGGGTACGGAAGCTATAGTGGCATATTGTGGTTTGCTATAAGTCCTAGTGATCAGTTAGTAGTATATAGAGAATTATATGTAAAGAAAGTATTAGCTACTGATTTAGCTGACATGATATTAGATTTGGAACAAGAAGATGGTAATATTCTTTATGGTGTGTTGGACTCTAGCCTTTGGCATAAACGTGGCGATCCTGGTCCATCTTTGGCAGAACAAATGATTATGCGTGGCTGTAGATGGAGACCATCAGACAGAAGTAGAGGAAGTAGGATATCAGGTAAAAATGAAATACATAGACGCTTACAAGTAGATGAATTTACAGAAGAACCAAGATTAGTATTTTTTAATACTTGTACTAATATTATTTCACAACTACCAGCGTTACCACTTGATAAGAAAAACCCTGAAGACGTAAACACAAATGCAGAAGATCACTTATATGATGCATTGCGTTATGGTGTTATGACTAGACCTAGAAGCAACTTATTTGATTTTGATCCTTTGATACAGAATCAAGGATTTCAAGTTGCAGATACAAAATTTGGATATTAAATATGGCAGATAAAGATAATGAAATGATGTTTGAGACTGATGATGTTGCTGTAATAGATACTACAGGCGATCAAGGTATTGAAGCTACTGATGTAAATCAAGTTATTGCTTTTATTGAATCACGATTTAAAAGAGCAGAAGATGCTAGATTAAATGATGAACAAAGATGGTTAAAAGCATATAAAAATTACAGAGGAGTATATGGTAGTGATGTTCAATTTACTGAAACAGAAAAATCTCGTGTATTTGTAAAAGTAACTAAAACCAAAACATTAGCAGCATATGGACAAATTATTGAAGTGTTGTTTGGAAGTTCAAAATTTCCATTAAGTATTAATCCTACTATATTACCTGATGGTGTTGCTGAATCTGTGCATTTAAATACTGATCCGAATGTTACATCTAGTATGGAAGAAATAAAAGAAACCTTTGAAGAAAAAACTAATATACCTTATTTGTTTGATTCTGAAGAGACAAAATTAAGACCAGGTGAAACTCTGCAAGATTTAAAGGAGAGACTTGGCCCGCTACAAAAAAAGTTAGATCCTGTTTCTGAAAAAGTTATTGAGGGAGAGGGAAAAACGCAAGGAAGTGTTACTTTTCATCCTGCTATGATTGCAGCTAAAAAGATGGAAAAGAAGATATTTGACCAACTTGAAGAGTCAGGTGCTAATAAACAATTAAGATCATTAGCATTTGAAATGGCTTTATTTGGTACAGGTATTATGAAAGGCCCGCTTGCAAAAGATAAAGAATATCCAAATTGGTCTGAAGATGGCTCTTATGATCCATTAGTAAAGACAGTTCCTACAACTGAACATGTATCTATTTGGAATTTTTATCCTGATCCAGATGCAAATAGTATGGACGATGCTGAATACATAGTTGAACGACATAAACTTTCTAGAACACAACTTAGGTCATTGAAGTCTCGTCCATATTTTGATGAAGATGCAATTGAAATGGCAATTGAGATAGGAGATTCGTATAGTAGAAAATATTGGGAAGAAAGCATGGAAGACAATAGTGCTAATTATAGTCCTGATAGACTCGAAATATTAGAATTTTGGGGATACGTAGATACAAATATATTAGAAGAAAACGGAGTTACGATCCCTAAAACCTTAAAAGACTTAGATCAAGTTAATGTAAATGCATGGATATGTAATAATCAAATATTAAGACTTGTGCTTAATCCATTTAAACCTGTGCGTATACCATATTATGCTGTACCATATGAGCATAATCCATATTCATTTTTTGGTGTAGGTATTGCTGAAAATATGGATGATACACAAACATTAATGAATGGATTTATGAGAATGGCAATTGATAATGCAGCATTGTCAGGTAATCTTATTATAGAAGTAGATGAAACTAATTTAGTTCCGGGACAAGACTTATCTGTTTATCCGGGCAAAGTATTTAGAAGACAAGGTGGCGCACCTGGTCAAGCTATATTTGGTACAAAGTTTCCAAATGTTGCTGGTGAAAATATGCAATTGTTTGATAAAGCTAGGGTGCTTGCAGATGAAAGTTCAGGCTTTCCATCATTTGCTCATGGTCAAACAGGAATACAGGGTGTAGGTAGAACTGCATCAGGTATTAGTATGCTAATGTCAGCAGCTAATGGGTCAATTAGAAGTGTAGTAAAGAATATAGATGATTATTTAATTGCACCATTAGGAAAAGCATTTTTTAGTTTTAATATGCAGTTTGACTTTGACGAGTCTATTAGAGGTGATTTAGAGGTCAAAGCTCAAGGCACAGAAAGTTTAATGGCTAATGAAGTGCGTAGTCAAAGATTAATGCAATTCTTACAAGTAACAAGTAATCCTGTATTAGCTCCATTTGCTAAGATGGATTATATTATACGTGAAATTGCAAAATCAATGGATTTAGATCCAGATAAAATTACTAATAGCTTACAAGATGCTGCAATTCAGGCAGATATTTTAAAGAAATTTCAACAAGAGAATATACCACCACTACCTGAAGAACAAGGTGTAGCAGGTGCTAACCCTACTGATCCAACAGGAGCAGGTGGGGGTACGATAGGTACAGGACAAGCACCGACACCAGGAGAACAAGGATTTACAGGAAATGTACAAGGACAACAAGGAGCAGTACCTACAGAACCTCAAGGGGTTGGTCAACAACCGGGAACAATGGGAACAGTTCAATAATTATTTAGATTATTTAATTAGTAATCAACATAAAAATTTAGAGCAAGCAGATACTGATATTATTGTATTTAGAACGCAAGGTGCAATTTCTGCACTAAAGCGTTTAAAATTATTAAGGGATGAAGTCTATGGCAACACAAGATGAACAAACAGAATTAATGCTAATGTTAAATGGTGGCATGAAAGATGATGGTATGGATCGTGATCCTGTTAGTGGAAATGAAGTTCCTCCTGGCTCTACAGCAAAAGAAGTTCGTGATGACATACCTGCACAATTAAGTGAGGGTGAATATGTTGTTCCTGCTGATGTTGTACAATATTATGGTGTAAAGTTTTTTGAAGATCTTAGAATAGAAGCAAAACGTGGATTAGCAGAAATGGAATCTAATGGACGTATAGGTGGTCAACCTATTGAAGATTCTTCTAAAAAAGAAAGTAGTGCATTACCTTTTGATATATCTGAATTAAGAATAAAAGAAGATGCTCCTCCTATGAATCGTGGTGGAGTTATAAAAGCAGATGAGGGTGTTTACGTGCCTAAATTAGACTTTAGTAATTTAAGAGGACTAGGATCTAGTGGAGCATCTAGTGGAGCATCTAGTGGTGGGTCTGGTTCAGGATCTAGTGTAGGCTCTAATTATCAAACTAGACAATATGTAGCCGCAGGATGTAAAGTTACACCAATGATTATTACAAATGAGGGAGCTACAATTCAAAAACCTGAAGAGGGATATGTAGATATTACGTCTGATGCAGGTTTAGCTATTTTAAAAAATTGTCCTAATATTAATTTAAGTCAAGCAGAAAAAAATATTATAGGTGCTGATAAAGTGAAACAGATCGAAGATGGTACATATCAACCTAATCCAACCGATGTTACACCTACAGAACAAAAACAAACGCAAAGAGATGACGATGACGATGATGCTGATAGTGTAAATCAAACAAAGTATATTCGAGAATGGCAATATGAAGATATGGAAAAGTATATAGGTGATGTAGCTAGATACTATAATAAGTATGATTCAGAGGGAAATTTTGTATCTGACATATTTAGGAGTGTCTTACTTGATCCAATAAATAAATTTAATCAACCATATATTATGCAGAGAACTATTGAATTAATGGAAGTGCATAAAGAAGATCCAGAAAAACTTAAAATGTTAAGTCAGGTTTTTAAGCACAGGTTTGGAAAAAAACCAAAAGATGTAATTGAATTGCCTAATGGTAAAAAATTAAAATTTGATCCTAAAACAGGTTTATATGAAAATCCTGAAGTTGTAAATCTTAAAAATTTACTAGGTGAAGAATCTTATAACAACATACAAGTAGATACAACAAAAGATATTCTTAATAGACTTGAAGACAGAAATAGAGCAAGTTTAGATGATCTTCAAGATAGATTTAGTGATGTAGGTGTTCAAACAGATTTTGCTACATCAGATCCTTTTCAAGCTGTAGAAATGTATCAATCAGCAGTTAAAGAATATAAAAAGAAAAAACAAAATGAATTAGCAGCTAATGATCCTACTTTAGCAGCTGAACAAGCAAGAGGTACGATGTCAGGAGCATATACGGATGACAGTACGATGCCTACATCTGTGTCCACAACTACTACACCAAGTGAAGTAAGTTCAGGATCAACTCTTATAGAACAACAAAAAAAGAGAGAGAAAGAAGCACAGGATAATGAGGACAGAAGACAAGCTAGGCAAGAAAAAGCTCAACAAAATTTTGAAAAAGCAAAGAGTGCTTCAGGTGTAAAAGCAGCAAAATCTTTAGCACAATCAAATATAGATTATGGTAAAAAATCTGGAATAAAAGATGCAGATGACTACTTTGTAGGAAACAAGGGTGGACTTGCAACAAAAAGAAAAAGAACCACAAAAAAGAAGTAACCAATAGCTACTCTAAAATATAGACCCTAAAGGAGAACTTAATAATGCCAGAATTAGCAGAAGTAGAAAAACCAAAAACTGCGGGATATGTAAATCCTAGACCAAAAAATAAAAATAAGGAAAGGATCGAAGAAGCTGAAAAAGAATTGGAACAACTGTCTTCTCAAGCACAGGGAGATGGGGTTTCAGAAACAACTGAAAAGGTCACGAGTTCAGAAGTTCCTGAAACTGACAGCAAAGATGAGAGCCTCAGTAAAGAGGAACAGACATTTAAAAAGCGATATGGAGATTTACGAAGACATTTAGCCGACAAAGAAAAAAGTTGGACAGATAGACTTGAAAAACTTGAAAAGCAACTAGATTTAGCAACTAAAAATGAATTAGTTTTACCTAAATCAGAAGATGAGATTGATGCATGGACAAAAAAATATCCTGATGTTGCAGGCATAGTTGAGACTATTGCAAGTAAGAAAGCAAGAGAAGCATCACAAGATTTAGATAAAAGAGTCAAAGAAATAGAGGGAATGAGAGAATCAGCTAAAGTAGAAAAAGCAGAAGCTGAACTACTAGCACTTCATCCTGACTTTGCAGAGATTAGAGAAAAAGATGAGTTCCATGATTGGGCAGAAAGTCAGCCTAAATGGATTCAAGATGCTCTATACGAAAATGCAACAGATGCTAAAGCAGCATCTAGGGTAATTGATTTGTATAAAGCAGATAAAGGAATATCAACAAAATCAAATGTTGATTTGTCAGCCGCTAAGGCTGTCTCACCAAAAAGAGGAAGATCGACACCTCAAGCCGATGCAACTGCATCCTACCTTAAAGAGTCGGTAGTAAATAAAATGTCTACACGAGAGTATGAAAAGAACCAAGATAAAATTATGGAAGCAATTCGTACAGGACAATTTGTGTATGACATATCAGGTGGTGCAAGATAACCACTATTTAATAGTAATACAAAAGAAGAACCACTCATACGATTAAGCCAATATACGTATTCACCTTAAAAGTATGACCTCTCTCTAAGTGTTAGCTATTCTTGAGCCAAATATTAAGGAGATGTGATATGGCTTTTCCAAAAGAAGCTGGTCATGGTAATTTACCTAATGGTAATTTTTCTGCGATCATTTACTCCAAACAAGTACAGCTTGCCTTTCGTAAGTCTACTGTAGTTGGAGACATCACTAATTCTGATTATTTCGGGGAAATTGCTAATCAAGGGGATACAGTAAAGATTATCAAGGAACCGGAAATTTCGGTTAGTGAATATAAGCGTGGTACGCAAGTATCCGCACAAGACCTAGACGATGAGGACTTCAGTCTCGTTATCGACAAAGCAAACTACTATGCTTTCAAGATGGATGACATTGAAGAAGCTCATAGTCATGTAAACTTTATGCAACTCGCAACTGACAGAGCTGCATATAGACTATCTGATAACTATGACCAAGAAGTATTGGCATATATGTCAGGCTACTCACAGCCATCCAAACATGCTGTTGGTAATGCTGTGAACTCAGTCGTTAATGGAACAAAGGCTGTTGCAACCGCTGGTAATGATGAATTGTTAAGCTCTATGAAACTTAAAAAAGGTGATTTTAGTTCAATTGCATCAGGTGCTGGTGGAGACAACTCTATACCATTAGCAAATGTCTTGCCAGGTCAAGCAAGTGCAATTACTGCAACTGTAACACCGATGCAAGTCATTAATAGAATGTCAAGACTATTGAATCAACAGCAAGTTGATACACAAGGTCGTTGGCTAGTCGTTGATCCAATTTTTATGGAACTACTACAGGATGAAAATTCAAAGTTAGTAAATGCTGACTATTCTGAAGCAGGTCTTAAAAATGGACTTACTATAAACAATCTAGGTGGATTCAGAGTACACGTTTCAAGCAACTTACCAGCAGTAGGTGGTGGAGCAGGTACATCTGGTAATACAAACCAAAACTCAGATTTTGGTGTGATTGTTGCAGGACATGATTCTGCTGTTGCTACTGCTGAACAAATCAGCAAGACAGAAACTTATCGTGATCCTGACTCATTTGCAGACATTGTAAGAGGTATGCACCTCTATGGTCGTAAAATACTACGTCCTGAAGCAATTGTTACTGCTAAATATAACGTAGCGTAAGGGAGGAACTGAATATGGCTTTAGGTGATAATACACTTCAATCTGCTAGAGGTTCGGATTCCAATCCTGGTAGAAAACCTTACATGGTTCAAACTGTGCTAAATCTTGCTACAGCCTTATCTGATAAAGGGGGTGCATTAGCAGCAGCTGATGTTATTCCTGTTATCGCTGTGCCAAAAGGTACAATGGTAATTAATGCAGGTATAGAGGTTGATACAGCTAGTGACGGATCTACATTTACTGTAGATTTAGGCATGGTAGATCCTGACGTATTTGTAGATGGCTTTGATGGTACATCTTCAGCAGGTGTTTTTGCTCAAAATCCTGCGGCATTTCAGCCTGTAATGGCTGTTGCTAACGACAACATTGACTTAACTATTGCAACACTTTCAGGTGGTGCAGTAACTACAGGCAAGTTTCGTATTTGGGCATGGATGATGGACTGTACTGATTCAGGCTCATCAAAAGCAGCTGATGAAGTCGATAGAGACTACTTAGCGTAGGCTACTTGAGAGGGGGCGAGGAAACTTGCCCTCTTTCTCTATATAATTAATGGGAGAAAAAAATGGGAACAATTACGACGGCTTTATGTAGTACATTTAAGCAAGAATTGTTAAATGGCACTCACAATTTTGGGTCACATACATTTAAGTTAGCATTAATCAAAGAGAGTCCAACTGATAACTATGGTGCAGCAACTACAAGTTACGACAATGGTTCTAATTCTTTGACAGGTGGTAACAATGATGAACATGCAAGTGGTAATGGCTACACTACAGGAGGAGTTGCTCTAGGTAGTGTTGCAGTATCTTTGTCAGGAACGACAGCTTTTGTTGACTTTGCAGATCCACAATTTACAAGTGCTACATTAGACGCAGATGGATGTATCATCTATAATGACACAGCAACAAATAATCCTGCTGTTTGTGTTATTAATTTTGGTTCAACACAGTCTTCTGATAATGGTACATTTACAATTACAATGCCTACAGCCGATGCAAGTAATGCGATCATAAGGATAGCATAGCATGGCTTTAGTTGTAAAAGATCGAATAAAAGAAACATCTAGCACTACCGGGACAGGCACATTAACTCTTGGTGGTGCTATAGCTGGATTTCGTACTTTTGCAGACGTGGGTGATGGTAACACAACTTACTACTGTATTAAAGATGGTAATAACTTTGAAGTGGGCATAGGTACGTATACTCATAGTGGTACAACTTTATCTAGAGATACAGTATTACAAACTTCTGCAGGTAATACTACAAAGATAAATTGTACAGGAAGTCAAGAAGTATTTGTAACACAACCTGCAGATAAAGCTGTGTTTGAAGATGCAAGTGGTGATACTACTTTTAGTGGTGTTGTAACTGCAAATTCAGGTATATCTATAGACAACATAACTATTGATGGCACAGAGATTGATTTATCTAGTGGTGACTTAACCATTGATGTTGCAGGTGCTATTGAACTCGATTCAGATACAGGAGTAATTGATTTTGATGATGATACTTTAAATTTTGGCCGTATAGAAAACTCAAGCAGTAATTTTAAAATAGAGGCAAGAGTTCAAGACAAAGATATAATTCTTGCAGGAAATGATGGAGGGTCTGGCGTTAATGCTCTCACTCTTGATATGTCAGCAGCAGGAGCAGCTACGTTTAATGCAGGTATTACTGCCCCCTCTTTAGTAATTG